GGATGCATCAAACAAAGCATCAGAACATGATATAGATTGTTGTAATGCTTTAGGAGTACCTTACTATATTTTTAGCTACCCGGACATGGAACTAAATATAGTAGAGCCGAAAAAAAGAGCATACCCCTTAATAGGTAGAGAGTATGAATTTGGGATAAAAGATTGTTTTGAAGCAATGAGAGACTGGTTAGAAAAAGAAAACATATTTATTCCTCCAAGAGAGCCTTTTGAAGATGACTGGTGGAATAATGACTTAGACTATTTTACAGAAGAAAATATTAAAAATTGGAATCATAAAAAAGTGGATTCTCCCGAAAAAAATGATGTTTTAATATTTAAAATTAGAGAAAAAGTTGCAAATCATTGCGGCGTATATTTAGGAAATGATATATTTTTTCATCATGCAGAAAATCGATTATCGTGCAGAGAAAATTTATACCCTTTCTGGATACAGCATTTAGTAGGAATTTATCGTTATGTTGCGTAAAGTATACTTAGAAGGTGAAATAGCAGATAGATTTGGCTCAGAATTTGAAATAGAGGCAAATTCTTTTGCGGATGTTATGTCTTGTTTAAATGCAAACTTTGATGATTTTCGTCAATATATTACAGAATGCTATGAAAAGGGTATAGGTTTTGTTTGCCAAATAAATGGTAAAGGTATCCAAAAAGAAGAAGAGCTCCTTCTTAATTACAAAGAAGGAGATATGATTATTTCTGCAATGCCTATGGGCAGTAAAGGAGGTATTGGAAAAATAATTGCAGCGGTGGTTATTGCTGTTATTTTAATGACCCCTGGATTAAGAGAAGCTTTTTTACTTGGATCTGGACCCGGTGCTGCAGCAGCAACTTTAACTGGTTTCGGTAAATTTATGGCAATGGTAGCAATAAACTTAGCAATGACAGGATTGCAAGAAATGATGGCACCTGACCCTTCGGTAGACGATTCAGTACAACAAGATGAGAGTTATCTTTTTCAAGGAGCAGGACAGACAATATTAGAAGGAGACCCAGTACCGGTGCTTTATGGAGAGTTACGAATTCCTGGAAGGCCCATTTCCTTTGGAATAAAAAATGAAAATAGAGGATTTACAGATATCGCTCAACCAGCATCGGACTCGGTAGAACCTTATGATACTGGAGGGTATAGCTCTAGTGGTGGTGACGCTGCTCCGGATCATACTAAAGATCCGAACAACTCACAAGATTTAGTAGATTGGGTGGGATCATAATATGAATTTTCATGGAATGTTTGTCCCAGTAGGGAAGATGGCAGGAATAGGATCCTCGAAGCAAAATATTGGCTTTGTCGATATGCTTTGCGAAGGGCCTATTTATGGTTTAGTTGACGGAAAAAATTCTGTTTTTGTTGATAATATTTCGTTTGAAAATTCAACAGCAGTAGGCTCCTTTACTAAATCAAATGCTAGTGTAATGGCTACAGTTAGTTCTACAGGAACTACGACTAAAACATACACTGTGCAAGGAATAGCACTAAGAGACAAAGATGTATCAAAGCTAGCAATAATAGAAGTAAAAACTTTAGTCCTTACTAGTATAGGTGTACAATACGCATCAAGTAATGGAACTTATTCTCTTGCGACAGCTCCCAGCGGCTCTTTTGACTCTAGTTGGACAACCATTAATGATGCGCTAAAATTTGGAGTTTTAAAAAGTAGTAATGGTTCTCAGTATGAAGTTCAAATTAGCGTAGGACAGGTAAGTACTAACGCAGGAGTATACTTTGCACAAAATCCACGAAATTTAGATATAAACTTAACTGATACCTTTACACTTTGTTTGTACCAAGCGGTAGAAATTCAAAGTATACCTTCTAATACTACTTTCACAAGTACTTCGAGTATAACTAATAATGTAACAAATGCAAAATTTTATATTCGAGATAAAGCAACTTTTGATAGCACTAGCCCGGGGTCTGATAAAGATATATCAAAAAACGACGGATCTACTCTTCAGTTTCGACGAGGTACGGGAGACCAAGTACCTATACAAGATGTAAATGGAGTGTCGGCCGG